ATGACAGAACTGCTGTTGTTCCATTGCAATCAAACCAAGATATAAAAACTGAGCAAGCAACTACTGATGTTGAGAATGAAATATTTGAAACAGTGGATTTAGCGAGGAATTCTGGTGTTGATCCTACTAGTCATAACCATAGGATTGACCTAGATAAAGGAGATCATTCTTATAAGGTAAAAACAAAGTCAATTGCTATTGCACCTGATAATTTATCTACAACAATGACCATTGGAGCTGATGCTTCTGCTTCAATTGATTCTGCTACTGCTCCATTTATTGTAATGGAATATCTAATTAAAGTATAATAATGACACAAGGATATAGAAACGCTAGGACTGGATACTTAACAGACATGTTGGTGGATACTACACCAGTTGGTGCTGTTGTGCCTAATTTAAAGGCAGGAAGAAATAGTAAAGATCATTTTGAGAGACCAGATGTATCAGCAACATATCCAAAGTTGGTTGAGACTACTGGTAATGCTTATTTAAATGCTGATGATCCTGCATGGACACATGAGGGTTATTTGTATTGTGATGGATCTATTCATAATATTAGTGATTATGTTCAGTTGTATGAGATTATTGGAAACAAATATGGTGGAAGATCCAGTAGTGGTGTAGATGTAATTACTGGTGGTCAAAATTATACAACATCTTCTACTGTAACAATATCAGCTCCCCCTGCTGGTGGAACACAAGCAGTTGTTGCAGTTGGATCAGTGGATAGTAATGGTGCAATTACTACCATGAATGTTACTAATTCTGGAGGAGGATATACTACAGCACCAACAGTATCAGTTGCTACAGGAACTGGTGCTACTTTTCAAGTTAGATTTGATAGTACTCAAGGAACTATTCTTGGTATTAGCAAAGCAAATGTAATGATTAATTATGGCGATCAGTACTTAGGGACGTTTGGTGTACCAGATACTAAATGTAGAAAGGTTGTTGGTAATGGTGCTGTGTATGGAGCAAACTCTCCTAACATTGGTAATTCTACTGTTGGTACAGGAACTACAGGTGGTAAATGGTATGTTGATGAATCTGCTCAAGATGCGTACTTTACTCTTGGAACAATTCGTACAAGTGGATATGATAAAGTAGTTGAAACTACTGAGTGTAGTATTATTGGATCACAGACAGTGACAGTTACAATGAGGGAAACTAAGTTGTCTGGTGCTACACAACACACTCATTTACTTCATAATAGTATTCCTGGTGCAAATCAGTGGATACAAGAATATAGTGGTGACAGATATTTGGTTCATTATAAACCTTCTACTGGTAAACTTGACAAATGGTATCCTAGTACACAAGATGTGTTAACTCATAATCATGGATTATTAAGACAACCAATTACTGATCCTGAGGTTGCATCGTATGATGTACTTGATTATGAAGGTGGACGAGGTGGTGTTGGATCAATTCAGAATCCATATCATATGACCACTGGTGTAGATATACCATATGCAGATCAAAAGTATTTTGCATCTGGTGATCAATCTTCTGGTACTACCCAGTTACAAACAAGTATATCAGCTCCAATATTGATGAGGTTTACCCCATCATCCTTGATTGGTGGAAGACAAATTACCAGTGGTGGTACACCAGTATATGATTATACTAATATTCTAGTTGATACATCAAATGTTGGTAGTGGAACGGCAAGTATTAATGTAACAGGAACACCAGATCTTTTGGTTTATAATCTCATGGGTGGAGGTGGATCTGGTGCTTGTGGTACTACTGCTGGTAATGCTGGTGGTGATAGCTGGTTGAAGATTGGACCTGCAGGTAGTGAAGTTATTAATATTCTTGCAGAGGGTGGAGAAGCAGGAAAAGCATCACAAGCACAGAATGGAGGTGGTGCTACAACAGCAGCACAGGCTTCAAGTAGTGGTAGTGTAAGTATAACTGGTACTAATGGAATTGCTGGTGGTGCTGGTGCTAACACAACACTTTCTGTTGCTGATTATCCAACCAATCCAGGTGGAGGTGGAACTGGAGGACAAGGACAGACATTTATTCAGAATGGAACAGTATATGGTGGTGGAACTGATGGAAATAGAGGTAAAACAAATGATAGTGGATCATTAAGTCAAACTAAGACTTCTGGTTCTCATAATTTTAACATCGGTAGTGTTTCAGCAACTCCTTCTGAGGTTAAGTTTACACTTAAAGGACCAAAAGGTGCTGATTCATCATTAGATAATTATGTTGGTCAGGATCAGGCTGGTGGTAGAGGTGCTTGGGTACAATGCTTCTTAAATTCTAGTGCAAGAAGTACATTTAGATCTAATACATGGGGTGTAAAGATAGGTACTGACGCGTACAATACTAGGAATGGTGGAACTGGACCTGCAGGTGCTCAACAAAATGGTGGATATGGTGGTACTGGTTACAACGGTGCTCATGGTGGTGGTGGTGGATCTTCTGCTTTATTATACAGAGGAGGTACATTAATTGCTGGAGCTGGTGGTGGTGGCGGCGCTGGTGCTGACGGCTATGATGGTGGTGATGGTCAACACGGTGGTTACAACCCTGGTAATGCTGCTGGAATCACAGGTGGATCACTAAGGAAAGTTGGTGGAAATACTGGACTTGATGCTGGATATGGTGGTCCTGGTGGTGGATATGGATGCCGTGGTGGCGGTGGTGGCGGTGGTGGCGCAGGATGCGCTGAGAACGGATTCTCTGGATTTGGAGGAGGTGGTGGAGGTGGTACTCCTGGTTCAGGTGGGCATGATGGTGGTGATGGTGGAAAACAAGGACCATCTGCTGTAAGAACTTTATATTTTGAGAGTAATACTGCCCAATTATCATGGCATACCGGTTATACTGCATCTATTAAGATGGACGTTACTTGGGATGGTTCTTATTGGCACGCTGCTGGTGGAGGTGGCGGTGGTGGAGCATATTTCAAATCAAATATTTCTTGGTCACAATTAAATAATCCTTCTTCAATATCATGGTCAGTTGGTGGTGCTGGTAGTGGAGTATCAAATGGTGGACAGTCCACTGGTAATGCTGGTTCTGGATATATTAAAGTTGCGATTGGAACAATAACTGGATACGTTGGAGGAACAACAACCACAACAACAGGCGATGTTATCGCATCAGCATCACAAACTTCAACATCATTTGATGTTAATATATTCTCAGGTGGTGCTGGTACAGGAACGGCAGGATTTAAATTACCAACAACTCAAGTGCCTGTTGTTGTGTTTAAAGGTGGTGGATTAAGTGATCCACCAGCATCTCCAAATGTTCATGCTACAGCAACATGTACAGTTTCTTCTACTTTACATAAGGTAACTGCAATCACACTTGGCACTACTGCTGGTACGAATAATGGGTATACTGAGAAGCCATATGTTTATGTTTTAGGTGGTGCTGGTACAATGCAGACTTGTACTGCTAATATTGATGCTGCAAATTCTAAAGTTAGTGCTTTAACTTTTGCAACTGCAACGGCTCAGAAAGCAGAAAGATATTTAAAGTTTGGTGGTACTGTTGCTGCAACTCGTTGGGTTGAAACAGTAGCATTTGATACTACTAATGCTAATTATTTTACGATTAAAGCATGTAGAGGTAATGGTGTGAATGGTGGTGATGTTCCTGAAGAGTCATTGTTATGTTATTATAAGAAGGGTGGCACAACAACTTGGGTTCTACTTGATACCATTATCAATCCAGGTGCTGACAGACCTGATCCATTAATGGGTACTATTCCTTCTGTTGCAAATGGTATGGCAACTGATTATGATGGTATATCAGGTGATACTCAATGGCATTCTTATTCAGTACCAATACCTCAGCATGGAAGAGGAATTGGTACTACGTTTAAGTTAGAACAAATAAGAACTTCTTCTGGTTCTGATAACTCTAGTGATAGTGATCATTATGGTATTTGTGAGCTTGCAGTATATAATCAGAAGACAACATCATATGTTTTCGTGGCAGATCCAGGTGCAGTTAGTAGACCATTAGTTGATTCTCTTTCTTACACTGTAGAAGGTGAGTCTGGTCCTGCATTTACATATAGTTCTGGTCTTGGATGTGGTGACGCAACACTTACATTGAAGTCAACAACTAAGATTGAACCAGTAGCAACAATTGATCCAGATTATGATATACCATTGGTTCATCCATATCATGTTTGTAAGTACCTTATTAAAGCATACTAAATACAGGGGGAATATAGTCTTAATATCATGGCAGATATAAAAGTACAATTAGATGTAATAAATCAGGAAATAACTTATAATGGTATGCCTAAGGCAATTCCTAGTACATACTGGACAGATACGTTAGTACCATTATTATATCCAACATGGGATACTGATAAGGATAAACTGATATTGTTTGCCTATAATACTGATGGTACATATATTGCCAAACGTAGAAAGTATGTGATGAATTTTAAGACTAATACTAATGAGTGGAAAGACTATGAGATGGAGACAGTAGCAACAGCAACTGTAGATACATTTAAAGATAAGTTACTTGAAGGATGGTATGCTATTGATGCTGTTGAGAATACTGAGTTTCAGAATGAATTGGCAAATATATATGCCAAGACACAGAATGTTTCTCCAGCCACTGTTAGACTCGCAAGAGATTTCTTATTAGATGAGACTGATTGGTCACAGATTGGTGATTGTCCATTGAGTGCAGATGATAAAGCATTGTATGTTACATATAGACAGAAGTTAAGGGATATATCATCTGATCTAAACTTCAATAGTAATGCTTCGGAAGTTAAGTTCCCTATTTCTCCACAGTTTTATAATAAAGTATACAAACTAGAGAATGCAGGTAATGCATACTTAGCAACAGATGATCAGTTCCTTAAGTTAGGACTACATTATCTAAAACTATTCAAAGAGAAGATAGCATATTATTTGTTGATGAAGTCAATAACAGAAAGAACATACTTTGATCGTATGCTTTCTGAGTATGCAAATCATAGTTCCAAGTCAGCTCCTGCCCCATTAACTTCAACTGAGGTACAGGAGAAGAAGGATTGGTTAGATAAATTAATTGAATTAGCATCAGATGAGAAGGATACATTATGATTATACAAGGTAACGATCTATCAATATTTGATTTGATGTCCTATTATGCTAATAGGAATCAAGTTGGACTAGTATATTTTAATCTAGACAAGTATAATAGTCTTGGTGCTACTAAGAAAGCAACAGTCACCACATACTACGGTAATATTGTTGATGATTATGTGTTAGATATCATGAAACAGGGTGGATTATATAATATTCTCAAGTTTGATGATGTCAATGCTGCAACAGTAAATGCTGGTGCTTGGTTCCCCAAGGAAGCAGATTGTCCCGATGCAGATCATTTCATCAATGCTTACGTGGTTGACACTTGGGGTGATATATCATGGCAGAATATCCCTAAATCCTAGACCACATTACAAAGTGTCACAAGCCCCCTATACAGGGGGTTTTTTAATGCTATAGTACATATGTTGAGAGGAATTCACTAGTCTGACAGTTAACTCACCCCCTTTTTTCATAAGTTT